AAAAATAAATTATAAACAAAAAAATGAGTAAAGAACTTGAAACAGAAAAAGAGTTGACCGAACAAGAAAAATCTCTTGTTGAGGCAACACAAAAGATGATACTGGAAACCTCACAAGGTATCTCTGAAAAAGCAATTGAGGGCATTAAAGAGGAAATGAGTAAAAAGTTTAAGGAGTTTTGCGAAGAACAAAGCAGAGCTTTAAAAGCTAACGCAGGTATCTATTCTACAGAAGCCAAGAAAGACAGAAAGGCTATGAATGATAGATTTAGAAAAGGAGTAACAGCAGTATTGTCAGGAGACATGGAAACATTGAAAACATTGTTTACCAAAGAAATGACTACTGATGACACAGCTTCTCCTTATGCCGGTTACACGATTGATACTGAATTGGACGCAGAAATCAGATATCTTCAAGCTATGTATGGTGTTGCAAGAAGGAACATGGAATTGTTAACTCTTTCAAAGGGCCACTACAAAGCAAACGAATTAGTAACTGATTTGACTGTAGCTTGGGTTGATGAAGCAAGCTCAATGCTTTCTACTCAATGGGTATCAGGACAAAACGAACTTTCTTTAGAAAAACTATACGCAATTATCACTTTCACTAACGAATTGTTAGAGGATACTGAAATTGATTTGTTTAGATTTGCTTCAGAAAGAGTTGCAGAAGGTTTAGCTTACAAGGAAGATTTAGCTTTCTTTAAAGGAGACGGAACTTCAACATACGGAGGTTTTACAGGTTTGTTAAACAGCACAACAGTAAATACAGTAACGATGACTGGATCTACTTTTGCAAGTTTGGACGCAGATGACCTATTAGACATGATTGACGCTACTCCTTCAGGAGCTTTAGCTAATTCAAAGTTTTACATGAATAGGACAATTATGAGTTTGGTTAGAAAGTTGAAAGACGAAAATGGTCAATACATTTTCCAAAGACCAAGCGAAACAGGTCCTATGACTACTTGGGGATATCCTGTTGAATTAGTAGAGGTCATGCCTACTACTTCTGATACAGCAGAGGACACTCCTTTCATTCTTTTCGGAGATTTAAGAAAGGGTTGTATCTTTGGTCAGAAGGGTGGAATTAGAATTGAAAGGTTTAATGCTGGAGCTGTGAGAAATGTAGCTAACAGTGCTGATATAAACTTAATTACTACTGACAGACAAGCAGTAAGGTTTATTGAAAGAGTTGGATACATGCAATCAATTACCAGTTTTAGAATACCTGTCACTGTTCTTTCTACAGGTGTTGCTTCTGCCTAAGTTTAAGGGCTTATCAGGGGAGGTCAGAAATGGCCTCTCTCAATAAGGACTTATTATGATGAAATACAAATACACATATAAAAACAAAAAGACAGGAAAAAAAATCAATACTAATAACAGTATTGAGAGTGATGATTGGGAGCTTATAGTTGAAAGAAAAGACGGAATGATGAGGTCCGAAGATAAAAATGTAATTCAAAAAAATGATAAGCGAGAATACGAAAAAAAAATTAAGTAAATCGCATATAGGAAATACCAATGGATTTAAAAAGGGACATACATTTTGGAAAGGTAAAAAAAGAGATAATATTAAAGAAAAATTAAGAAAGGCTAATTTAGGTAAAAAACTTTCAAAAGAAACAAGAATAAAAATGGGAAATGCAAGGAGAGGAGAAAAAGCATATAATTGGAAAGGAGGATATGAAAATAGGTTAATGCTAAACAGAAAAAGAAGAATAATGAAGATTGGAAATGGAGGAAGCCATACTTTAGGAGACTGGCAAAACCTAAAGGCACAATATAACTGGACTTGTCCATGTTGTAAAAAATCAGAACCGAATATAATTTTAACCGAAGACCATATAATTCCATTAAGTAAAGGAGGAAGTGATAATATAGAAAACATACAACCATTGTGTAAAAGCTGTAATTGCAAAAAGCACGATAAAATAATTAAATATAATTAGTATGGCATTAGATAAAGAATACACAACACAAGAGAAAATACAGGACTTTTTAGGAAGCACGATTGATACTTCTTTGACTGATATTATTTTAGCAGTCCAAAAATATATTGACGGAGAGACCGGAAGGTCATTTAAGGCATGTGGAGTTGCTTCAGCGAGATTGTTTGACGGAAAAGGAAAGCAGGAACTTTTAATAGATGATTGTATTGAAGTAACAAAAGTAGAGACCGGAAATGATTGTTACGGAAATACTTTTACAGAAATTGAGTCAACCGGCCAAGACAGATATATTCTTTTACCTAATAATTATTCAGTTAAACAAATACCGATTACCAAGATTTTATTAACAAGCAGGATATTTGACTTCGGAATACAGAACGCAAGAATAACAGCAAAATGGGGATACAGCGAAGAAGCTCCGGCAGACATTGGATTTGTAGCAACAATATTAGGAGCAGGAATGTATAACTCAAAGAACTCAATTAACGGAGTGAATTCTGAAACAATAGGCAGTTATTCAGTAAGCTACAACAATGCAGAACAATGGAACGCATTTAATAAGGCCATATCATTATTAAACAGATATAAGACGCATTATTTATGATAGAAAATAGATACAATAAAACAGTAAGCACACAAAGAATGGCAGATATTACCGGAACACAGAAAGAGCAATATGCTACTTATCTAACTTCTGTAAAATGCTTGATACAACCTTTTCAACAATCTTTTGGAGAGGACATAGACGGAAGCGTAGGAAAAGATTACACAATGTTTTGCGAAGTAGTTGACATTAAAGAGGGAGACAAGGTGGTTGACGGATCTAACACTTATAAAGTAGTTGGAGTAAATCATTACCAAGATAGTTTAAGCAATGACCACATGGAAGTAATTATTAGAGAGTATAAACAATGAACATAAATATTACATTTGACGCTAAACAATTATTGGATGCCACAAAGAAAGAGCCGATGATTGCATTGCAGGAAATTAACAACGCGATTAAGAAGTCAGCATTAAAGATACAAAGTTTATCACAGAGATCAGCGCCGGCGAATACAGGCGCATTAAGACAGAGCATTCAGAGTAGGTTTGAGCCATTAAGGGGAATAGTCCAAGCAGTAGCCAAGTATGCGATATATGTCCACGAAGGAACGAGGCCTCACGACATTTATCCGGTAAGGAAGCGCGCATTGGCAAATGTTAGGAAAGGTCAGTTCTTTGGGAAGCATGTCAAACATCCTGGGACGAAAGCAAATCCTTTTATGAAGCGATCTACGGACCAAGCATTACCATTTATCACAAATTATTTTAAGCAAGCATTAGATAACATTTTAAGACGACTATAATGGCACGACAGACATACGACAATTTAAGAGCAATAATAAAGACCAAGTTGGAAGGGATTATGGATAGCGGAAATCCGGCCAAGACAATTTTACACGAGGTCCATGATTATACAGAAGGATTATTTACCGGATACCCTTCGGCCAATATAAGAATATCAGGAGGGGAAGGAGATTTTTCCGACACAGCGCGTAATCAAAGAGAGTTTATTTTCAACATAGACCTTTACCAAGAAGTTGACGAGTCAGGAAAGAGTAAGGACGAAGCAACAGACGCAATGGTATTGGCGATTGATAAGATTATGGCTTCCTTTGATACAGATGTTAGATTGGGAGAAAATTGTGCCTTTGTGAAAGTAATACCGGTTATGTTAGATACAGCAGTAAAGTCAGGAGTGTTCTTATTTGCAACCTTTGAAATCCATGTCGTAGATTTAGTAAATAATTATTAAAAAATAATAAAATGAACACATATAAAAACATTTCAAACGAGGACTTATATGTTCCTCAAGTAGGATTAGTAAAAGCAGGAGGAGAAGTTAAAACAGAAGTTGACATAAATAATTCTAACTTTCAAAAAGTTGTTCCTGTGAAACCAGTAGCAACAAAAGAAGAAGATAAAAATAAAATAAACTAACATGAACAATTATTTAGGAAGCAAATCATATTTAGCAATGAAGCCGGAAACAACAGTCGGCACAGCAGTAAAACCTACTGTATTTTGTCCATTAGTAAGCGAGTCAATTAAAACATTACTTGGCCTTGCACCAGACAGAAGAATGAAAGGCCTTGATTGGAAAAGTGATGACCTTTTAGCAGGAGATAGAAAGCACGAAGGAGATATCGTAATTTTTGCAGACGGAGATAACCTTGGTCATTTATTAAACATGACTTATCTAAAAGGAACTACAACTGGGGACTCTGACGGATATACACATCCTTTCACAGTAGGAACTCCTGATAGCTACACAATCGAGATACAAAAAGGACCATACGCACAAAGATACTTCGGAGTAAGAGCAGATTCATTAAAAGCAGAGTTCGTTGACCAAAAAATGCAGGTAACAGCTTCTGTT